GTGTAAGGTTGCGAGTTAGCAAAGAAAAGCCCCACCCCCCCTAAATAACGGCGGTAGGGGTCATAGGTGGCTTGTAGGCAGGTTTTGAGGTCAATAAGTCAATTCTCATCAACCAATGTATTTGTTTCCCTTCTGAGCGTTACAGCGGCGGTGGGCAGGTGCTAATGGACTTTGTGGATTGCCTGGTATCAGGTGGTCTGCCTGTATCTGGGTGCGGTCAGTAAAGATTTGTTTACAGATGTGACAATGAGTAGCAGTTTCCCTGACTACCTTAGCCCTCTGCCGATAATCCCCCCCGTATAAAAGTCCCTTCCTTATTTTTCTTTCCGCCGAATAAACTCTGGGGGCCTGCTCTCTTGGTTTTCTTTCCAGCCTGCAACTATCGCAATACTCAGACCTAGCCTTGAATAGTGCCTTGCACTTGAGGCAGGGCTTAGGGAATAGGATCAAGCGTCTTTCCCCCAACCGATACCCATGAAGGTTACTGCTGGTGGGTCGTACACTCTCACTAAGTCTTTGGCACAGTTGGTGCAGAGTGGTGTTCTCTCTGGCTCATCTATTTTTCTGATGACTGACATCTTGAGTTCACAGGTCTTGCACTTGTAATCGTAAGTAGGCATTAGGTTTCTTTTCTTTCCAACAATGTTGCGTTCCTTATCTCTAAGTCTGCAAACATACCAACTGCATCTGTTATGCGCTTTTCTGAAATAGCAGCATACTCAGGGTTTAGTTCTAAGCCAACATAGTTCCTGCCATGCTTGAGTGCTACCTCGCCTGTCGTACCTGATCCGCTGAATGGGTCTAGGACTGTATCGCCTTCTTTGCTTCCTGCAAGTATGCATGGCTCTATCAGCTCTGTCGGATAGGTAGCAAAGTGAGCTTCCTTGTATCCCTTTACATTGACCTGCCAAACTGAGCGTTTGTTTCTTTTGTCCACTATTGACACAAAGTTTTCTTGACCTGTACCCTTTTCGCCTTGTCGTTTTCCGTCATAGTGTAAGCGACCTTTGCCAGCTCGCTTTTCCTCAGCCCAGATAGCATCCTCTTTGATTGCTTCGTGGTCATAGTAATAGCGTGGTGATTTGGTCATCAAGAATATATACTCATGTGATTTGGTTGGTCTATCTGTTACACTCTCAGGCATTGGGTTTGGCTTGTGCCAGATGATGTCAGAGCGCAAGTACCAGCCTCTAGCTTGCATGGCAAAGGCAAAGCGCCAGGGTATTCCAACTAAGTCTTTGTGTTTTAGCCCTGCCTTGCGTAAGTTCTCAGGATTGCGATTGGCAGCCGAGCCAACTCTAGTTCCTTCCCCTGTTCTCAGACTGTCCGGCGATGCTTTACTATCTCGCATTGCTGAGTAGCTGTCACCTAGATTGACCCAGATAGTTCCATCATCTTTTAGCACACGCCACACCTCGTCAAAGACAACACACAACTGTTCTATAAAGTCATCAGGTGATTGTTCAAGTCCAATTTGATTGTCATGTCCGTAATCCCTAAGTCCCCAGTAAGGTGGCGATGTCACAACTGTTTGGACTGAGGCATCTGGTAGTTCCTTTAGGGCTTGCCGGTTGTCACCGATTATTAGCTCTGCTTTTACCTTCATTGTTTTCCCTCTCTCTTTTCTTGTAACTAAAGTTTGTAAACAGTTCCCTGAAAGTTCTCACCCTTTGTAAGTGGGAACACTAGCAAGCCTGGGTCGCTGTCATCTCCACCCATGCCGGTTCGATACCAGCTAGAGCCAGCATCAAGGGTTGGGCATTGAATCACCCATCGGCTGTGGTTGTTTCGTCTGCCTGACTCTTTGACTGTTAGGTGATGGAAGTGTCCATGAATGAGAATGTCAGCATCTTTTACTGGCTGGTTGCCATGCGACTGATTGCGCCACCATTGGACTATGCCGTCAGGTCTTGAAGCTTGGTGTCCATGCACTAGGCCGAGAATCATCTCGTTGTCACCCCAAACATCTAGGGCAAGTGACTCATCGTTAGCTTGTGGCTCATAGAACTTGACTGGCAGGTCTGTTTCCTGTGCGAGCCTGGCAAGCTGGCGTTGAATGTGGATACCCCAATCATCGGTTGCTGTGCCTAGTTTCTGTCTGCCTGATCTCCAAGCACAATGATTAGAGCCGACTGAGGCAGCAACTATTGGAGCATAGTTAGCCATTAGCTTTAGGGTTTCCCACTCAAAGGTTGCCTCTAGGTCAACTTGTTGCATGAGGCTTAGATCGTTGGTTCGCATTGGGTTGCCACCTGACTCAAAGCCCTCGATGCTGTCACCGACATTTAGGAAGTAGATAACATCTGGCTTTTCCTTTTTTAGATAGCTGGCAAGGTTGGCTTGCTTCTCTGCGATGCGTTCAATCAGCTCAGGTGTGCCACCTCGGATGTCACCTGCCTTGCCTGTCTGAGTATCTGACCAGCAGACAACAACAGCCTTCTCAAGTGTTTCTTTTGGCTTTGCAACTTTGATTCCCTTGCGAGTATTGGCATAAAGGGTTGGCAGGTCAATTTCGACTTCAGAGCGTGTTCTGAAGTTGAATCGCCAGCTAACTAACCAATCGCCACCCTCACGCTGTTGCCATCGGCTAGTGCGTATTGGGCCGTAAATCTCAATCTTGTCAGGGTCGAAACCTTGCTCGATTAGGAACTCATCAAAGTTAGGTTGGTTGCCGGTAGTCGGTGGGGTTGTTGCCTCACCTAGTGTGCCATCAAACTCGACTGCTGGCCGCCAATCTTTAGGTGGTGTTACCTTTGGTGCTGGTTCCAAGTTATCTAGCACAACTGCACTCTTTCCTTCTATGAGCAAGAATAGGCTTCTCGCTGATTGGGATTCCCCTAGCTGTTAGTTCTCTAGCTAGTGCTGGTGCTTTCCAAGACTCATTACTTACAGCATTGACAAGTATTACTTGATCCTTGCTGTCCAACGATTCCAAGACTGACCTTACCTTGCAAGGTGCTTTCCTCTGTGTCGGTGTCATTCCTTCTAGCATTAGTTTCCCTTTCAGTTTCTCTTATCAAGTTTAGGGCTAAGTCCCCGATTTCTGGCTCAAGATAGTGCCACTCGACTTGCATGATTCTTTCAAGTAGCAAGGCAAGGTTGCGCCTAATTGCTTCTAGGTCACTTGACCAAACCAGGTTCTCATCCTTTAGCAGGTTGATTGCCTCAAAGATTTCACGCTCATCGGCGTTTGTGAAGTGTGTCATTTGATTCCCCTAGTAAAGAAGGCTACAACTAAACTTTTCAGTTGCATCCTTTTGTATGCCCAATGAACTCGAACGATACGCCAGTTGATAGGTTGCCTTTCAGCTCTGTGCTTTGCCAATGTCCCTCACCGCCTCAATCACTTCGACTACTCGCTCAAGAGTGTCAATGTCTATGGTGGTGCTTAGAACTCCGTCTTTGTGTAGTGAGTAGATCACTTGCTCGCTGAAATACTCAGCCATGTCTTTTGCGCCTTGTTCGTATCCCTTAGCAAAGGCCCTCTCTCTGCCTCTGCGGATGCGTAACGCCCAATCGAATCCGGTCATTTCTCTACCTCACCAAGGATTGCCTTAGCTCGGTACTCGATGTCTTTGGCTGTCTTGACAAGCTCGGCAAGCTCTTTGTTTATCATTGCCAAGCGTGCCTCAAACTCAAGCAGCTTGATGTCTATTTCTTTTGGCCCCATTGTGTTTTCCTTTCGGCTAGGTTTGCTTCCATGTCAATTCGATACTGACCTTCTATTTCCTCAGCGATGTCTTGGACTGTGATGGCTACATTCTGCTCTTGGTGGATGCGGATAAAGTCAAGGACTGACTCTCTCTGGTATCTAACGCCAGCTTTGAATCCCTCTGTGTAAAGTGTCTGCATGATTACCTCGATGAGATGTTGTATTGAGGGTCAACATAGATTTCGATGTTGTCCACGATCTCGATAACCCTGGCGATTGCTTTGGTCGGTGTTGGGTAGGCAGCCTTGATGAGTTGTAGCACCTCGTTTTTCATTAGCATCCTGCCCATGTAGATTCCGTCTGACTTGGCAACACCAAAGTTGTATTGGTGAGGCTGGAAGTCGGTTACTGCGAACTCAATCTCTTGAGGGTTATAGTTAGGCATTTGCTCTCATTTCTTTATAGGTTGACTTGATGTGTTCTACTAGCTCAATGCGAGCCTTAGCCTCGTTGCGGCTAACTGAGTCCATGCCAGGAATACCGGCTTGGAGCGTGAACTGGTTCTCAGTCCAGCGTTGAGCCTCGGCGATTATGCGTTCGGCTAGTTGTTGTTCGTTCATCTGCTTTCCTTTGTGAACTCGTTGATGGTGGCAAAGAAAACAATAAGCATGGCGATTACTCCGATGCCGTAACCGAGTCCGACATGGAACTCTTGGATTTTCCAGCTTGCCCATACGACTACTGCCATAGCGATTATGAATAAATAGAATTTCAGCATTTTCTTTTCCTTACTTTGTTAGGTCGTTTACGAACGATTGAACTGTGATTAGGAAGGCAACCAAGACACCAACTATGCCCACGATCAGGCCGAGTGTGGAATCTATGAGCTGCACAATAAAGCTGGATAGCATGATGACTACGAGTGAGAGTGAGTAAACAAATAACTTAGCCATTACTTCACCTCGGTAACTGATGCGATGCCAACATGAGGTCTGCCAATCTTGAACCAGGCGATACCTCGCTCTGCTAACTCTTTTGCCTGCTCTAGTGAATCACTAAGCATGATGAGTGACTGACCGGATAAGTAAGTGACTTTGAACTTTCGCATTATGCACCTACCTTTTCTAGCTTCTCAATAAGATTTTCAACTGCCTGTAAATCCTTTTCCCAGCCGTAAGTTTCAACTTCCTCTTGTGTGTAGAAGTATTCAGACTGGTAGTTCAAAGCACTAAGAATTTTTTCTAGCTCTTTGGCTGTTAGTTTTACGTTCATTTTGTTACTCCCTTTCTGACCTATCTGGTCATAAGTAGAGAATAGCACAGTTTTTGCCTTTTTCTGGCAATTTTGCCAAATTTAGGTCTTTTTCGGCGTGTCGGAATAAAGGGCTAGTTGAGGGTTTTGACGCTGATTGTGGCCCCTGGCTCGATGCCCTCGGCGTAGAGCTTCCTAGCTGAGATGCGGACTATTCGGGAGTCATCGGTTATGACTGTCCCTGTGAGGCTGTCCCCAACTGCCCTAATGAGCTTGTCTAAATCAGGGGACACGCTGGGTAGTGGTCTAGTGACTGTGTTGGGCTTGGGCATATAGAAATTGACTACCAGCTCACAGGGGTCATCTATCAGAGTCCAGTTATCGGGTAGGGATTGTGTTGCTGCCTCTGCGATGGCCTTACGCCAAGCCTTATGCTTCGAGCTGTTGACCTGAACGATTCTGCCCTGCATGATGGCGTGTGATCCTTGGCTGGCTGGGTTGCCTGTAACGCTAAAGCTTACCTCTGCCATGTAGTTCCCATGCTCCAATTATGGCAGCAAGGGTGTAAAGAATACCGAAGGTTAGCCCCAAGCCACCAAGAACGCTTTTAGTTTGCGTAGAGAGGTTTATCAGTATGCCGGCGGTGATGGCTGGGACTAACCAACGGAGATTACTCAAAAGGGAAGTGACTCCCTGTGTGTTGGCTCAAAGATTTCCTTGATCGCCGATAGTGGCTCTGCTGGAACTACCTTTGGGTTGTTGATGCTGACCTTGATTGACTGCTTGGCTTCGCCCTCTTTGTTAGTCCAGTTGTCTATCTCTGATGAGTAGAGTCCCTCGACCTGAAGGGTGTCACCGACCTCAAAGGTGGTTGGCTGTGCAAGCCAGACTGTGTAACGCTTGTTGATTGTTTCGCCAGCCTTGCTTTGGAATGATTCTGTTAGCTCGATGCCTTTGCCCTCGTAGAATACTCGGCTAATTGCACCCTTTACTTTGATTATTGCCATTTCTTGTTTCCTTATCTCTTGTTGTTTTACTCTAGTGGTCACCTATGACATGGTTGGGGTTGGTGCAGTCAAGGTGTCCACAAGACCTAGTGCCTGGCAAGACTGGCTTGCCGTCAAATAGTGGGATGGTAAGCGTGAGCTTGTCGAACTCGCCCTGCCAGGGGATACACTTCTCGGATCCATACTTGATGACGAGAGCTTGGTGCATCCGACAGGATTGGCACTTGAGGTCTTTACGCTTACGCTTTTGAGTGTTGACTTTCCAAGTAGAGCCACACCGACAGCACAAAGCAACATTGTCATCCATCCCATAAGCTTAGCCTTTTTGATTTCCTGCTGGCTGTGTGACTCTAGCAAGGTGACCCTCAAACTTTAGGTGGGCTTCTCCGAGTCCACCATGTCGGTTCTTAGCTACCTTTATTACCATCTGGCTTTTTTGCCATTCCAATTTATCTTCTTCAGTTCTAGTTCGATGTAACAACAGGACAGCATCGGCATCCTGCTCGATACCACCTGAATCTCTAAGGTCTGCCATGTCAGGCTCGGAGTCTTTGCGCTGCTCAGGGCCTCGGTTGAGCTGGGCTAGTGCGATGACTGGCACATTCAAATCCCTAGCTAGGTTCTTGAGTCCGATTGAGATGTCGGTAATCATCTCGTAACGCTTTCGACCCTTCTCGGTGTCTTGAATCAAACCGAGATAGTCAACAACGATGGCTTGAAGTCCGTTGTTACCCTTAACGCTGTTTGCCAAGGCTCGTATCTGCATTAGGTTTTGACCTGACTTGTCATGGATGGCGAGCTGGTGAGTCTGAATGTCTTGCCTAACTTTAGCAATTCTGTCCCACTCCCACTCTTTGAGGTTTCCCTTTTCGATACTGCCGATGTAAACCTCAGCTTCCATGCTGATTATGCGATTGTAAAGTTCACTCTTGCCCATCTCAAGGCTGTGAAAAGATACAGGGCCAGTCTTGGATAGTTCCCAAGCAATCTGCAAGCCAACGATTGTCTTACCAACACCAGGTCTTGCACCGATTATGTATAAAGCACCTGGTCGGAATCCTGCGATGATGTCGTTGAGTAAAGGCCAAGGGCTTTCAGGGTAATGCTTTGGCTTGTCTATCTCATCAAGGTAAGGGATTAACTCATCGGCAACATAGCTGGGCTTTACTGCCGAGTTACGATCTATGAGGTTGTCAATCTCTTTTTTAGCTGTGTCAAAGACTGTGGCTAAGTCCTCATGCTGAGCCTTGCTGTGAATCATCGTGCCGGCAACAGCTAGTCTGCGCCTTGTGGCTTCCTCAATTACCTTGCTGGCATAGAACTTGACAGAGGCAGCAGTTGGGGTCGCTGTGACTACATCGTGAAGGTAGCTCGATAGCTTTGGTAGAGCTGCACCGACTGTCATCACATCTATTGGCTGGCGATTAGCTTTCATCTCCAGAATGGTTTTGTAGATTCGCTCATTCTGTATGTCATCAAAGTCGCTGGGTGCGAGTGTCAGTTCCTCAAGTGCCTTGCCGTTGGTCAGCAAGACCGATCCGATTACCGACTGCTCGAACTGTGTCATTTCACTCTCCCGATGAATAGCTTAGGCAAGGGTTTTGCTTCAGCGACTTCAACACTCTCATAGAGTCCCTTGTTTAGCCAAGAGGCTGGGTAGGGAATGTATTTTAGCTCTGGCAACTTTCCCTCAGCGTATGCCTTAGTCAGCTTCAATAACTCATCGGCGGTTTTGCTTTTGATTGCTTTGTTCCAGGCTTTAAGTGCATCACCTTTGGCTACCTTTTTGGGGTAAAGATTCCAGAACTTTTCAAACTCATCATCAGCCTGTTTCTTTGATGGTTCTTTGATGGTTAATATTATGTTTTGCGTGCCAACAGGTGTCACCCCTGATTTACCTGAGCTGTCACCCCTGCTTACCCAATCTGTCACCCCTGATGTCGAATCTGTCACCCCTGACTTGATTGTGAGCCAGTAAAGATTCGTCTTGTATTGACCTCTAGTGGGTGCGTTTTGTAGCTCGACTCTCAACTCACCTAGCTCTACAAGTTCCTGAATGTCACGCTTGACCGAACGCTCTGAGGCATTGGCATACCTGGCTAATGTGCTTATCGAAGGCCAAGCACCTTGATCTCCAAGATGATTAGCAATTCCGAGCAGCACTAGCTTTGCCCTGCCAGTTGCTTTGGATTGGTTTAGAACGAGTGACACAGCTTCGATGCTCATTGGACACTAGCCCTGTCGAGCATGACCATCATCACAGTCGGTGAGATTACTTTTGACTCGAACGCTTCCTTGACGAGCATCGCCCAGTCACCGGCATCGAGTCCGTAGGCTTTGTAGTCCATCTCAGCCATAAAGATATTGTTGGCGTAGTAAGGCAGAATCTCTGCCAATGATTTATTTGTCCAGTTAAACACTAAATGTGCCTCCTAAATTAGGTTGGCACACTACACTTAGTAATGATGCCAACAGCCTTATTGTTGGTATCCACGCCGTCTAGGGGTTCCGATCTCTAGGCGGCATTTCTTATTCTGTTATGTCTTTACAGTAGCACCTTAAAAGTATTCTGCGTCTGATTCCAGCAGGTCTTTTGTAAAGTCATCGTTGAGTAGCCACCAGCCACCATGCCCAAAGATAGGCACTTCGAGTGGGTTCTCATGGTTTCTTAGCTTCCAGCCCAGCTTGCGACCTAGCTCGGCAAACTCGGCGTTGGACTCTAGCCTTGAGTTAGCATCGGCACATAGGGGAACGATGTTGCTCGGCATATCCCTAGCTGAACTGCCACCCATTCCCCTATTTTGCCGGTGGTGAGGAATAAGGTCATCACCTGTTGAGCCACAATGCCAACAGCCCAAGTCACGCTCTAAGTATTTCTGGAATTGTTTTTTAGTCATCGAACGGATCATAAATCTTGGCTGGCATCTCTCCAGGTTGGAAGCCCAAAGCGATTGTGGTTTCTGATACGCCACCATTGACAGCTTCAACGATGTCGGTGTTGTCGGTGTTGTCGGTTTGACAAGTGTGATTACGCCGCCACTCACGAACAAGCGTGGCTGGCTTAGGTTCGTCTGTCTTGAATTTTGCCCCACATGAGCAGGTTTCCGCTATCACCCGATAAGGCTACCAGCTAGGCATGCCGCCATTGGAGTTCGACATTCTTGCTCATTACAGCCATCATGGTTGCTTGGTCTGACAGGGTTTTCATCTTGGTTTTGATGCGGTTGTATTCAGCCCTAGCTAGGTCAGCCTTGAGCTTTTCCTCTACTGCTTGCAACTTAGCCACAGCTTGTCGGTCTGCCACAGTCCCTGAGTTGTTGATAAAGGCTAGTGAGATAGCTCGGTCATACGCCGAGTCTGCATCCGCCAGCTTGCACTCTGCGTCATAGAGAGCGTTAGCTCCCTTGTCCATCTCTCTCGTCAGCCTTTGTAGTTCCTCGACTATGTGGCCTGGTGTAATAATTTCCATTTTTTAGTCTTGTTGCCCTCTCTCTTTGTAGTTGCCAGATGGTGCTTACTAGGTCAAACTCACCGAACATAAATTGTTCTTGTAGGCACTCTTGAGTTTCAAGAATTGAGGCTATCAGAATCCTCTTTGCCTGTGAGTCCATTAGCTATTGCCTTGATCTTGTCGAGAGTTGCGGTTGATGCTCCACCTGTTTTGGCTTCGCTGTATAACAATCGTAAACCCTCGATGTCACTCCCTAACGCTTCGGACATTGCAAGCCAATCTTTAGCTGTTGCCTTTGGTCTTGCATCTCTGGCAACCTTTTCCATTTCCTCTCGGCTGGCTCTCTTGTTGCCTGAATAGTTTGCGTTGGCTAATGCTCTACCAATGCTGCTAGTTTCACAGACCTCTAGTGCCGATGTTGCTTGTGGCCCTTTGTTAGAGTCCACCTCGAACGCTAGACCTGTTGCCTTTGGTAAGTTCTTTTCTTGATCCTCAGCGGTTAGGTAGATGTAGCTCTTAGTGACCCAAGTGCCAACCTGTCGGTCTTGCGCTGTGGTGATGTTGTCGGTGATGATTCTGCCGTCTTTGTAATCCTTGTAAAAGCGTTTTACTCGTTGCTCTACCGGCTCGTAATCGTTGAGGTTAAATTGTGCCATTTACTTTGCCCTTTCGTGGTGTAGGTAAGGTGCGCCACCAGCTCTTGATCTAAGGCTGAGCAGATGCTCTCCGTAGATTAGACCTCGCTTTGCCCCATCCATTGCTTGTATAACTCTAGCCTTTAGCTCTGTCATTTTGGCGTTAGCCTTCTCTGCGTCTGTGACCGAGTTTATGTAGTGCATACCCAAGTCATCAAGGTCAACCTCGCTGTCTGAGATACCAGGCGATAAGGCTCTGACTGTTTCTAGTGTCGAGTTGCTTCCATCCCAGTAAGGCATTTTCATATCTAGGCACGCCTGACGGAATCTGACAGCAGCATCCCAAAGTGTTTCAGCCTCGAACTCATCCCACTCGATGTCAAACTCCATGTAACTCGAACCAGCGAGTGCAACTAACTTAGCTTGCTTGATACCGAATACTCTCATGTACCAAAGCACTTGTGCGCGGTAAGCCTGTGGAACACCTGACCAGTAATCCCTAGAAAACTTGACCTCGACAATTCCCCACTCACCATCAGCGGTTTTGTAAAGTCCATCAGGGTTAGACCTAGCCCAAGTGTTTTCTTTGTTTGCCCATGTTCCTGTTTCGTAGATTTCTAGTTCAGGATGTTCGTCAGCAAACAAGTCGAGTATTGGTGCTTCAAGTTTTGTACCGAGCTTCATGCTCATATTGGGTGTTATCTCGTCAGGAATCTGTCCTGTCTTTTTAGCCCACTTGGTGATTGCTGATTCCCAAGCACTTAGTCCGGTGATAGCTGCGATGTCTGAGCCACCGACTGCACCAGGTTCGTTGCGTAGATCGTGCCACTCTTGACTGCCGTTGGCAAAGTCACCGAGTAGGACTGCATCAAACAACTCGTTAGTTTCGGCTGATAATTTATTTACTGGCAAGGTTTCCCTCTCTTTTCCTTGTCGCAAGGCCACGCTAACTCTCTCGGCGTGGCTTTGCTATTTAGTGTGTCTTTACTCTAATGTGAGCCTATGACATTACGCCAGATTGAACGCAAATACATTGAGTTGCAGGAAGCAATAAGAAACAATGATGGCGTTGATTGTAGCCAAGTCCCAGAGGTCTTTTTCCCAGAGGATGAGCATGACCCAGCAACTCGAAAGTCAATGGTGCAGGTAGCAAAAGAAGTCTGCGCTGATTGCCCTGTAAGACTGAGGTGCTTTGACTATGCGTTATCGGCAGGGATGCAAGGCATCTGGGGTGGAACTACTGCTGAGGAACGCCAGAAACTTAAAGCCTAGTCGTTGTCGGATGGCACATTGCTAATAGCAAGAGCTGATCCTGTAACAGTCAAGATTGCGGCAAAGACATTCAGAAGCGGTGAGGCAAGTTCCTCAGACAAGATGCCGATAGCGACCAATAGAGGAACGATTGCGGCAATAACTCCGTAAATCCATTTACGAGTAGCAGGTGTTGGGTTTAGCATTTGTAGCCTTTCGTCTTGTTGTATCAGTTTACCCAACCAAATAAACGCTATCCAGCCAGAAATTGAGGGGCTGTGAGGCTCGTACAGGGCTTGGCAGGTCTTAGCCTAAGTGATTCCCTTGCCAAAGCCCAAAGGCCGTCTATGAGGCTTACAGGGCTTTATAGGGCAATACCTATGGGAGTCTGCCCCAAGTAACCCAGCCAACAACGCCATCTACCCTGATGCCCTGCTCACGCTGGAACTGCCTGACTCTGGCATCGGTGATTGGGCCAAAGATGCCGTCAGCCTTGATACCTAGAACGCTCTGAAGGTACTTGACATTAGAGCCTGTTGATCCACGCTTCAAGAACCTAAATAGCCTTGGCTTGTTGCTGGCTGGTGGTGGTGTTGGAATAACCGGTGCGACTGGTGCGACTGCTTGAGATGCTCTCTTGTTGCACTCGGCAACGATGTAGTCAAGCTGTGACATTACAAACGGGCCAGGACAAGCTGTTGCTGAATACTGCTGATGCCAAGCAATGTAGAACTCACGCTGTACCTGAGTCTTGATGTTCTTAGCAAAGCCTCGGTTAGCTCTTGGAGAGATGCTGGCATGAAAGACAATTACATCAATCAAAGCCTCGATCGCGGCAGATGACACAGGCCAATCTCCACCGACAGATGAGTTGTCAATCTCGAAGGTCACAGCACTAGGATCAGGCTGTCCACCTGTTGAGTAAGGTCTGCGCTCAGGGTTTACGATTCCTGTTACTGCACCTGAGTTGGAAATGTGATAGGTCGGGTGAGAGTTGCGTGGGTTCTTGTTAGCAACATAGTTGAGTCCGTTGGTTCCTGCCACATGATGAATGACTACTCCGTTGATGGCTTGCCCATTACGAGAGCCACCGAATCCGTTGTCTTGTATTCCTGCAACCTTTGGATACCAGCTCATTATTTTCCTATCGTGGTCATTAGTAATCCGATGATGGCTACAACTGCTGCTGTTAGCCCTGTGTAAGCTACTCGCTCAATCCAAGCAAGTCTGGCAAGGGTGAGTTCTACTTCTCTGATTCTTTCCGGCACATCGTCAAGGTGATCTAGTTTCTGCAACACCTGGATAAGAATTTGTCCATGCTCTAGTTGCTTCTTGTAGATGTCGGCTTGAGTAATCCGAACTGAAGTAGTTTCCTCAGACATTATGCTTGACCACCTGAAAAGTCGCTAAGAACCCAACTGAGGTTTTGTTCATCCCAGTAGTAGGTAAAGCCATCAGTAGGGTATGGCGTTGGTGGTTGCCATTGGTAAGTTTGTTCATCAAGAATCCAAGAGTCATAAGGTTGCGGAGCAATAAAAACATCAAGCTCGGCATCATACCTAAATCCTATACCAGCAAAGTTTTTTCTTATCTTTGCGTTATAGCTTGTTCTTTTACAAGGCTGTCCTCTAAAGTTTCCATACCAGGTTTCAGTATCAAGTCCTTCAATAAGTTCAGTTTCGTCAATACCGACTATCACTTCGGTAACGATGTTGTTTTCATTTAGAAAAGCGTAGTGTGCCATTTATACAAAACTCACATTCCCTGTTCCGGCAGTAAACGATGTTATTTTATTATTTCCCACTACTGAAGTTGAACCTGTCAGGCCAGCACCGATTGTGATTGTAAAGTTAGAGGGATATCGGATAATCACGATACCAGAACCACCAGCACCACCAGCGTTCCAACCACCACCACCTCCACCACCAGAGTTTGTAGTACCAGCTACACCCGCGTTGCTTGGGTTTCCACCTTGACCTCCACCCCCAGTTCCACCAGTTCCTCTAGTTGTTGAGCCAGCACCACCACCACCGCCAGCTCTTGATACTGATGAGCCTGTAATTGTAGAAGCCTGTCCCGATCCACCATTTCCACCAACAGTTGATGTTGCTGTAGCTCCATTAGCGGAAGAACCACCACCACCACCAGATGCACGACTTCCTAAAGTAAAGAATCCATTACCTCCATTGGAACCTTGATTAGCTGTACCAGTTGCACCGACACCAGCCGAAGCGTCACCTGGTGCAACAGATGGGCCACCACCACCGCTACCACCTCCAGTTGGGGGAGTCTTTAAATGTCCACCTCCACCTCCACCACCATTTGAAGTAATGGTTGAAAATACGCTATTACTTCCGCTTGTACCACTAGCGTTTGCAGCAGCCGCACCAGCCGCACCGCCAGCACCGACTGTAACTGTGTAGTTAGTAAATGGCAACAAGCTCAGGATAGATTCTGCACCTGCTCCACCACCAGAATTTTCTGTCAAGACAGATGAACGATAACCGCCAGCACCACCTCCACCACCAGGGGAGTTCACATTGTTTCCAGTACCAGCTCCACCACCACCGGCGATAACTAGGTATTCAATAAGTAACTGAGTGGCGGCAGAACTCAAAATCCCTAAAGGTATCAGTCCCATTAGAGAACCGTTGCGTTACCGATAACTCGATAAGAGTTTGTGTCAACACACAATACAGTCACAGCGTCATAGCGAGTACCGATTGCATAAGCAGTTCCAGCCGTTCCTCGACCAGCAAGGGTGATGGCAGTTCCGCTTCGAGTGATGGTGACAGTTCCAGCACCATCTCGGATGATGTCTACACGCTCACCAGGCTCAAAGGCAGTAGCCGTTCCGATTGTGACAGTCACAGCCGAGCCAGCAGTAAAGGAAAGAAACTTGTAGCGATCATCTGTTGTAGCTGTGTAGGCCGTAACAGTAGAAGCTGTCAGGGTTGTTTCGTTAGACAGATAGAGGTTCACATCTGCGGCATCTAGTCTTGTGAAAGACTCAAATACTTTTCTTGGCATGGTTTCCTTACTATGGGCCTAGTATGTTCTGGTTGAGGATACCCTTGGTTTCGCTGTCCAGAATAAACATATTGCGTTCGTTCCTAAGTCTAAATTCTATCTCATGGCTGGTGATGGTTATACGGTGCGAAATACCTGTAATTAGACCAGCAGTAATCTTTGGATCTCCAACCTTGTTAGGGGTAAAGCTGACGCTGATGTAATCGTCAATCTCTAGGTCTAGCACCAAGATTCGTTCCTCAAGGCTTAGGTTGCTGAGGTCAACAGTAATAGAGTCAACCCTAAGAGTCGGCTCATAGTAGTAAGTCAAGAGGTCAACTGCCACATCTAATGCACCTTGGTCAGTCGAGTTCAGCAGGTTAGTAATCGAGTAGCTTCTCACGCCATAGAGTTGCTTCGAACCTGGCGCTGAGGCAATCTGTATCTCACTCAAAGGGTCTTGGGTAGTTCCCTCAACCTCGTTGTAAAGAAACTCTGATCCATAAGAAACATCTATCTTGGTGAACCGAATACCTGTACCAGCGTCTGTAAACTCGACTGGGGTTGGCTCAGGGTTGGTAACTGTAACAGTTAGCAAAGATGGTGCGTTACCAGCAGAGGCAGGGAAAGCTGGGGTAATCTCAACCGATGCGCTGTAAGGGCCAGAGTAATCCGTACCATGAGCCACAGCCACAGAGTTGATAGCAGCAACTCGGTAGTAATACTTAGTTCCTGGTGTTAGACCTGTGTTGGTGTAGGTAAGAGAAGTAGTGCCGGTGCTGGCAACGATTGTGCTGAAGTTAATGTTGTCTGTTGAGCGTTGGATTCTGTAACTGGTAACAGCTTGACCACCATTGTCGGCAGGTGCTGTCCAAGTAATGGTTGCACTAGTTCCAGTTGAGCTGGCAGTTGGGGTGCCTGGCGCAATAGGTAAAAGGTCATAGACAATCTCAAATACAAAGGAACCATTAGTAACGCCAGATACAAGTCCGTTGTCAGTAAAGTTAGCGTTTGGTGCGGTGCGGTCTTGCTTGATTGAGGGGGTAAAGCTTGTATCAACCGACCAAGTTACCTGAGCAGAAGTTTCTTTTGTAAAACCAATCCAATAATCTGTTCCAGCAAAAATAGGTCTTGTAAGAGCTGCACCGACTTGGTAGGGGGTCTGAGAGTTGGGCAATGTAAAAGCGCTTGTAAAAACACCATTTGTTCCACCACCTGACCACATGACAAACTTGGTTGTGGCGTTCGAGCTGTTGTAAGCCGTTAGCTCCAAGTAAAGAGCTGATACTAAACCTGGCTTGGCAGAAGCTCCAGTCTTACCAGGTGCATCTCTGCCAGAAATGTCGGGCATAGTAATAAGTTGAGCAATGTTGTAAGGGGGTCTAAAACCAAAGAAAGGGTCAGTAACTCTGACAGCACCATTACTATAACTAGGCATTGACTATAACACCCACTCAGTATCGTAAGACTCGAACGCTCGCTGTGGTTGATAGTCAGGTGCTTCAGGGTCAGTCGAGTTGTAAACAGGATCGTTAGCTCCGTCAAAGTAAGCATCCACAACAGGCGTTGCCTCAATCAAGATAGCGTCAAGGAATACAGCGTTTGATGATGGTGTCTGCCTGATACTCATACCAGAGAATAAGGTTGTGGCACTTAGGTTGGTGTTTATTCTTGTCCACTCCGAGTCAGTAACCGATGCTGTTGAAGCTGAGTATTGTGAGTAGGCAGTTCCGCTGGGTGAGGTAAGGCTTGCTACCTCGACCACAACAGTCCCAGAGCTTGCCTTGGCGTAAAGAGATAGGTTGTATTCCACACCAACTTCACTTGTAAAGTATTGCTCAGCAGTAGCACCAGCGGCTAGTTCTCCACTTGCTGTGCCAATGTAAGCCTGAGCTGTTGATCTAGTAATTGTGCCAGCGGTAGAAATCCAACCAGTTGTGTTGTTCTCAAAGCTAGGGTTGTAGCAAAGGTTGACCCTTGTGTATTCATAGGTTGGGTTGTTGACATCGTTGTTACGGCTTCGGAATACTATGCGACCTGACTTGTCAATGAAGAGTCTGCCTGGTTCTGCCTTTTCAACCTCTTGTAAATAACTGAGAGCGTTAGTTCCATCGGTAACTTCATAGTCACCCATAGTTGCCACACCAGGAGAGATAAGACGAGAGCTAGTAGGCCAAACTGCTGTGCCACCAACTTCAGGCTTTAGCAACACATTTAAGATTCGTGCGCTACTGAGTTGTTCGGTTGGAGTGTAAGCAGCAAGGGTTTGATTGTTTAGATTCCAGAAAGCATCAGCGGCAACAATCTCAGCTATGGACTCACCTGTTGGGGAATAGCTAAAGTTCCAGTCAGTAATAAAGCCGGTAAAGACAATCTGGTTCTCTTTGTAAACCCTTACCTCACCAGTTGGAACAATCAAACCCTGATAAGGGCTAGGGCCGTAGTCAGGGTCATACTGTCTGCGTTCGTTGTTTAGCTGAATAGAGCAAGAGGCAGCATTGAAGGTATCCTGCTGTGGGTCTTTACCTCTAGTGACAGATACGCTAATAACATCTGCGCTGATGTCATTGAAGTTGACAGGTACGCCAGACTCAGCGAATCCAAACTCTACTTTGATTGACACTTAGCCTCTCCAAGCCGTACCTGATTGACGCTCAAAGTCCTTGATGGCGTTTACTACTGCTCTACCTATGTCCGATCCAGTAGCCATTCCACCTGAAACATTTATATTGTAAGTGTTGCCACCCTTGCCAGTAAAGTCACCTAGTCGGTCAAGAGGAATAACGGCCTCAGCCTGACCACCCTCACCGATGTTGGCAAGCACTCCACCTGGTCGGGGCATTACGATTCCGCCCTCGGCAAGTCTAGGAATAGCAACCTTGCCAATCTTTCCTATCTGGAAATCTATGCCGATTACTGTTCCAGCCTTTAGAACTGTGTTGATTAGGTCAAGTAGCTTGTTGACTCCACCGATGACTGTGTTGATGTAGCCCTCGATAATCCCAATGACTGCGTTCAAGGCACCCTTGACAATTCCAGCAAGTCCATCAAATACAGAGCCAAAGAATCCTGCGATAGCAATAATGCCAACAGCAATAGCGGTCACAAAATCATCCCACAATTTACCGACAAGGCTAAAGAAATCTCCCCAGCTACCAACAAAGGTATTTACAAGGTAATCAGCTAGTAATATCAACGCACCTAAAAGCAAGGCGATAAGAGTGATTATCTTGACAATTGGGTTAGCGTTTAGCGCAAAGTTCACAGCCAAGATAGCAACAGCAAGTCCAGCCAAGATAGCTGTTAGGGCTGTAAAGATACCTGAGTTTTGACCGACATAACTAAAAAAGGCAACAATAGCTGGCGTGACAACTTGCAGAATAGGAAGCAAGGCTTTACCCAAAGACTCTGCGACTTCTCCAAAGGCAACACTCATTCTTGCTGAGTCAGTTGCGGTAGCTTCAGCAGCTCCACCAAACTGTGTTTCAAGTTCGTCAAGGATCATGTTTTGTGCGCTTAGAGTATCTCCAACAGCCACAAAGGTTTTGATACTTGCTTCTTGTTCATCGCTAAATAGAACACCGGCTCGGCGTAAAGCTGTTAGACCAAGGATGGGATCTTGCAAAGCCTTACCAAGTCGGATGGCGTTGTCCTCACCTGTGCCACCCAATACTGCTGCCATGTCAAAGGCTGATTGTGTTGCTCTGTCGAATGAGCCACCAGCAACATCGGCGGTAGCTGCTAGCTCCTTGAAGCTAAGCAACTGTGCTTGAGTGGAAAGAATCAGCTCATCGTCAACAGCAATCTTGTTCATTGTTTCTGTTGCGAAAGCCTTGAGCCTATCGGTCACAGCTTTGGTGTTATCGCCAAACAAGCCCATAGACCTAGCAACGCTGTCAAGTCTGTTGTTTGCAACCTCGGCTTCCTCTGCTGCTCTCAAAGCACCGACAGCCATACCACTTAGTGCGGTTAGACCAATGATTGCGGCAGGTGCAAGGCTACGAGATACAGCAGCGACCTTTTCCATCGGGGTATTGAGTCTGTCTAGTTCCCTAGTTAGCTTGTCAAACCCTGTGCCATTGAAGTTGCTGAGGATGTTGATGTTAATTGACATTACTTACCACCCTCAATTTTCAGGTTGCGGTTTACTTTTGCCATGTATTCCTCGACACCAGCTAGAACGCTTTGCTGGATCATTGGCAACTGACCTTCGGCCTCAGCCCAGATGTAGCGAGATGGTCTGCCACCTAAAGCCTTAATCATGTTTGCACCCTGAGTTGTAACCGAGTGCCGTCTGCGTGTGCCACGCCAGTCATAAAACTCTGTTACTGGCTTGCGAACTTTGTTAGCCTTACCAGCCATGTCAGCGATGTTTAGAGCAGCTCCACCGAACTTGACAGATAGCAAAGGTGTTGCACCTGTTACACCTCTACGAGCGTTGCGACCAGAAACGACAGTCTTGAAGTTGCCTGGCTTCCAAGCTGTTCTACCTTTATGGTTTCTGAATCCGCTGGTTGGGCCGAGCATGGGTGAATTGGCTAACACCCTGCTACCTAAGATGTCACCTGTACGCTTCATGTGCGCTCGGATAGCAAAGAATAAATCCTTGTCAACATTGCGGATCTCGGCAAGGGTTTCCCTAACGCCATAGACCTCTATTGAGTGTTGTACTTTCATTTTCTACCTACGCTTGTTCATGGACTCTGCTTTACCCTTCAGATACATCTGCATGGTAAACAGCATCCGTTCGGATTCCTGCATCAGCACCGATGGTGCAATCCCTGTTTCACAAGCTAAGGCTGCTATAAAGAGGTGGGAGCTTTTTTCTCCCAGCCCCTTTATGCCTTTACTTTTGGGTCTGTATCGTCACCCTCGATGTTTTCAAGGGTGTCAACAAAGTCCTCAAAGCTCTTGTCAGTTTGCTTTCTGCGGCGTAGGGCGTTCCAAACAATGTAGGCAAGGTAAGTCAGGCGTGGGTCTTTTTGAATTGTTGTTACAGCAAGGTTGAACTTATCCTCGAAAGCGATAAAGTCCGGTGTGCCACATACAACTGATTCTTTAGAACCATCTACAAACTCAACTTTGAAAGGGATTTGCATGGCTCTACGCTGTTGCTCTAGTGAGTGCTCCCGTTAGCGGCCACGATACGGATACTGTTGCTAGATCTCCGACTGTGGAAGCGTAGGGGGTGTACTGAGTTACAAGGAAAGTTCCTGTGTAGCTAGGGTTGCTTGAGGTAACAGTTCCTGAAGTCGGTATAACAACAACAGTTGCGTTAGTTCCAAGTAGAGGCCAAAGAATAGAGTCGAGTGCGCCAGCAGCGAAGTCCTGGTGGAACTCTAGTGTGATTGAGCCAGATTTTAACCCTGCTATCCTCGTTCTCCACTCAGACCCGAAACTGGTTGTCTCTTGTTCATCTATTTCTATAGGAAGTTCAACGGATGCAAGGGATGAGCTTACTGTTCCGCCGTTGATTGTGACTTTATAGTCGGTTGCTACGAATTTTGCCAATTTATGTTCTCCTAATCGGCAAATACATCAACAGCAAATTCAGCCGCTAAGTAAGTGCCCTCATTCATTTGGATGGGTGTGTAATTTGTCATTTCAGTCACTCGGCAATCATAGGCGTAACCACCAAGTGTCTTATCTGATTCTACTGCGTTCTTGATACTTGAGGCTCCTGTGCTAGAGCAGAAGGCATCAAGGGATCTCTGTGCGTACTTTTCCGCTGCCCTGCCTACAATGACAACAACGGAAAACCTGTAAAGGGTAAGACCTTTATTGAAGGCTTGGTTATAGTCCACACTTGTTGGTCTAACCAGGGCGATTGGTGGGTTCGGGTTATCTGGCATTTCTGCGCTAGTGCGTAGTCCAGTAATAGTAGCAAGGTTAGTGGCGATAGCCGTTCTTAGCTGGCTGATGCTTGCCACTATGCAAACCTGATTCTGCGGTAAGGACTGACTAGCTGTGCGACATCTGGGTCGAGCTGGTTGCTGACTCGCATGATTCCGATGTCAGAGATACCTGCCACTCCGAGAGGGCTGTCTAGTCGCTTGTAGATTCGGCTGGACTGAATGACACAAGCCTGAGTTACAGCGATTGGGACTGCTGACCATCCCCAAGTTCCTGTGACCTCGACAGTTGCTTCACCTTCCCATTGGGTAAACAAGTAATCGCCAACAGCTCTGATGTGAGTGTATGAGGTAGGCAATCCGTCAACTCTGCCGTTTAGGGGTTCGAGCTGGTAATCGTTAGCAGTCCAAGTTTGGTCAAAGCTACCATCATCATCTGACTTGGTTCTTAGTTGGGTGAGCGTGATTAGATCGTCAATCTCAACTTGTAGGTAATCCATTGGGGTAAAGATTCGAGTAGCTGTTCCAGTAGCTGAGAAGCTGCGGTTGGTGTATCCGTCAATCGCGCGAGAGCCTGACTCAATTGCCATCTCTAGCAGGGCATCATCGACATTATCTGTGATTCTGAGTGCACTTTTAACTTGACTTAATGAAGCGTAACCTTGGGTGATTGCCATAATGTTCTCTATTCTATCTTCTAAAAAGCATACGCTCTTTGATGGCTGTTGAGCTTATTCCCCTGGTGTAAGGAATGTAGATAAGGGCAATGCCTCTATCGTCTAACCAATCTTGGTCAAAGTTCATCTGCTTGTGGTAATCCTTGACAGCCCAATCCGAGCCTATTGCAATTATGTCAGGCATCACACTATTTATTGCTTGAGTGCTATCTGGCCCACCTGAGTTGGTTATGACCTCGGCAACATAGCGACACGATCTAAGCACCTCACGCCTGTCGCTGAAGCTTAGGACTGGTGGCTTGCCCTTGTATTCCTGAATAAACTCATCGGTGTTTAGGGAAACAACCACATCGCCTAACTCAGCACAGCGTTGCAAGAATCTAACATGACCTGCGTGGAATAAATCGAAAGTCCCACCTGTGTAAACTAAGTTCATTCCCAGCCGTTCTCTCGTCTTATGTCTAATGAGTAAACACCAGCACTGTAATCGTTATTGGCTATCTTAGCCTCATGTAGTTTCTGGTTAGCAAAGAAGGTCTTGGCGTTCTTGTTTTCATAGCCAGCCTTGATGGTTGAGCTGTTGTCATGGCTTAGCTCGATGTCAACCCTGCGAACATTTACACCAGCGAAGTCTGCTCGCCTCATGTAGTCGTTGTCCTCAAAGTAGGCAGGAAAGAATCCACACTCATCGAACAGCCCTAGATCACTGACAGCCTCATCACCCAAAACGAAAGCTTGCCAATGGGGTGCATCGCCTGTGAGGGTTATCTCATCCCTGCGAGCCTGTGAGAGTTTCTCTAAAGCACCAGGCTCAAAGACCACATCGTTAGAAACTATGAACCAGCGTTGAGCGTAAGGGAAGGACTTTATCCCCAAGTTCCACGATCCAGAGACTCCGAGATTAGCCGGCATTGGTAGGTGTGTAACCTTCTTGAAGTTATCGCCAATGTCAAGGATGAGCTTTGGCTGGTGGCTTGCTCCGTTGTCAATTATGAGCAGGTGTTCGACTGGGACATCCACGCTGTTGAGCATCCTCTGAAGTAGGTCATAGCGATTGAGGACTGGG